CAGCTCCTGCGCCTTTTGGTCGAGGTAGTCTTGCTCCCAATCACTGATGTAATTATCAGACCAGAACTCAAGCAGCTTCTCTCGTATGGCTTTCATGGGATCGGAAGCGGCGGCCTTGATCGACTCCGTGACCATATTCCTTATCATCTTCCTCACGAGATCCTTAGCTGATTGGGCCTTGTCTTCCCCAGCTGACCATGCCTCGGCGTAAGCGTTGGCGAAATCGTCGATAGCGGATTTTATGTCACTACCGAAAATGGCGTCCTTGCCGGCCTCCTTGTTATCCGCTATGGTGTTATTGATCTCGTCTATCTGGTCCCGCCACTCCTTGATGCGGTCATTGTCGGTTTTCTTCTTGTCCTCCTCCTCCTTGATCTGGTTTTGGATAAGCACTTTTTGCTGTTCCAATAGCTTATTCTGCTGGTCGATAAGCTTGGAGGCATCCTTGGAATAGGCTTTCTCGATGGACCTGCCCAGCTTATCGTACGACTTGTCCAACGTGTCGATCTGATCCTGCAAACGCTGGATACGACTCTCGTTCTTCTTGTCATGGATCTTGGCGATAGAGGAGGCAAGGGATGTGACCACCCCGATAGCGGCACCGGCAGACGCACCGATCGGCCCGAACATCGCACCGGCTTTCGCCCCGTCCATGGCGGAATTGACCGCGTCCATGGCCACATTCAAGCCTTCGGCTATCTCACCGAACGCACCACCGAACGAATCCCCGAGTTTCGAGAAAGTATCAGAGAGGAATTGCCCAGACCGCATGATTTCGCCAAGCCCTTCCTCTATATCGTCAATTGCCTGTCGCAGCTTTTTCGTATCGTTACCAGCCTCAAATACGCCTTTCAGACCTTTGGCGACCTTCTCGTATGCCGGGCGCAACTTGTCCGCGGCTTCCTTGTTCTCCTTGAGCGCATCCGAGATATCTTTTAGTTTATCGGGTGATTTACTCCACAGTTCAAACGTCTCTTTCGTGATACCGAAATCCTTGCCCTTGCTCTCATCCCAGACACCGCTTTTCAAGAACTCCAAGGCTTCACGCCCCTTCCGGTTGATGGCCTCCAACTCGGAGAGGGTCTTGTCTTTCATGTCACCGAACAACCGACTGATAGCGGAAGTCGT